TATTTTCAATTTCTCCAGAATCATTGATTACCTTTGTGGTAGTCTTTTGTGGAGTGTAATAGATTGCATCTCCAGTATAAAAACCGTGATCTGTTAGGCTTGTAATTTGGAATTCGTCTCCACTGAAAGTTCCAGAAAACTTAATCGATCTATCAGTGGTTTCAATTGGTTGTGATGCATAATAAGGTATTGATGGAGATGCTACAAGATATTTGTCCTCATCTTTATCTTTGTATACATTTTGTACGTTTGTTGTATAGAAAGATGCTTGTGGGAAAGAACTTGATGATACTTTTAGAATATTTTTCTTAAAAGTATAAGTCCCTGTTAAAGAAAGACTTCCCTGCCCTCTTATTACAACAGACTTTTCTGATGGGATATCAACGATTGTTGTTGCCTTTACAACACCATCATTTCCTATGATGGATGCAGAATCACCTAATTTAAAAAAGTGATTTACTTTTAAATTTACTCTGTATGTTCCGTCAGAACTATCAACCAATAAAATGTTATCTACATTATAAATTGGTGATATGTTGTAGAACCAATTGTTTGTTTTAAATGTATTGTCTGATATGCCAAGAGTTTTAATTCTTGCAGTATCTCCTGCTCCGTAATAATAAGTATTATCTGGATATGAAATGCTATTGAGTACAGAATTAATTCTTACCTCAATAGTCTCTCCATTATAATTTGCATAGGCAAATGTATTAATACCAACTACTGTCTTATCTTCAATTGTTTTGGATACATTAGTACAATCAAAAAATTGATTCAATGATTTTGAAGTATATGATACAACACCAACACTATTGTCACTATATGTTACATACAGTTCTCCTGGGGTTTCAAATCCAACAGTAGAATCAACAGTAATGGATGTTGATCCAGAAGACACTGCGCCTATAACTTGAGTTTTTGGCTGGACAAAAAAGTCACCATAAACAGCACCTTTAACTCTGATGTCTCTATTATATCCAGAATCGAGTCTGATTTTGTAATAAGTTCTACCCGCACCTACTCTAATTTCTTCAATATTGGTAATTGGAGCATATGCTTTATTAATATTTTTTCCGTATGGATTTTGATAGAGAGTTGTATTTACAAGATTTGTTGGATTTCCAAAAATTGGTTCAACAACAATGTTATTTGTTACTCTATATTGTGCATTTGATGGTGTGCTAAGAAAATCTGATGGTTTTATGATTCTTACATCTTCGTTATATAATGCCTTGAACAGAATCTCAAATCCTCTGTCTGTTCCTTTGCTCAAATAAAAGTCCTTGGCCTGCTTGATGAACAGGTTTTGATTCAGACCATCAGCAAGAGTTCTATCCTCTAATCCAGGAATAAGTTGGTTTTTAGTTTTCAATAAAAACTCTTTGAGGAAAAGAGTACTCAAATTTTTAATATCAGATCCAGAAGTATGTGAATTAGACTCTGTTTCCTTGAATACTAATTGCTCTGGGTTATTCTCACTCTTATATGATGTGATTCCACTGAAACCTCTAATGCATCCAGTAAAGGAAAAGTCAGTTTTTCCTTTATATGTAATAACTTCATCATCAATTTGCAGCAATCCATAAGAATCTGGAAATCCCTTTGTTCCAGTAGGAGATTTTGCAGCATCTACTGTAATGGTGGTGTCATCAAAATTAATAGCAGATCCTAAAACCACAGAATCTGTTAAATTAGTAGTCTTGTCTAATTTAACATATTGGTCAATATTTTGAATTAGATCAATTGGAGCACCTTGATACTCCTGAGCAATATAATATTGCTTCAGAAATTCTGATATTAATGGAAAATCATCCCTAACATAAGCAGGGAGTTGATTTTGGACAATATTGTTAAATTGGACTCTTTTTTCTGACATTTTATTATTCTACAATCTTAGTAAGATGAACCAGATGAACCAGAACCAGATGTTGTGGTTACGTTAGATACTGTTTGGTTGGTTGTAGTCGTAGTTGATGATCCGTTTGTTCTACCTCCAGAACGAACCAAGTTACCATTTGGATAACTTGATGAAACCACATAATTTGATGCGGAGGGATCCAGTCCAGAAGAAATTTCGTCCACAATAGTTTCAAAATTGCTGTTATTAATATCTAGTTGCAAATACAAGTCCTGTAATCCGACAACATCATTTGATTTTGGTGATGTTGAAATTTCAATGATTGTTTGCCCATCTTTCACTTTTCCTGACAAAATATTGATGGGGTTCAGTGTTATGACACCCTTTGCATAGTTAATAGTTCCAACATTTCGTCTTACAATAGTTGGACTTTGTGAATTTTCTGATGGAAGAGTGAATAAAAATAGAGAACCAGTGATTCTGTCAGTATTTGGTATATCTGAAAGATATACATCTTGTTGGAGACCACTAATTCTGAATGCAGAGGTCTTAATATTGTAACCATCCATATATTTCACATAAAACTCATTTCCAAAACCAATTGAATACTCTGCAAAAGTATTCAAAACAACTCTTAGGTCTCTTCTTATATTAACAGTCGTAATATTCGATGTAATGGATTCATGACTGTTGTCAATGATATTCAAAAACTTACTATACTTGAATCTTGCTCCATATTTGTTCAATTCTGAAGATTCTGCGTACTTATTAGAATTATTTTGAACAAGACTTGAGACATAAGCACTTGAAGGTGCAAGATTGCTGTTATAATAAACCTTTGAGTCTACTTCAACATACAAATATTTGAGATCTAGGATTTCTGGAACAATTCCAGCAACAGAATACTTTTTAAGTTTTAACTTAATGTCCTCTTTTGCCAAATTTGAGAGAAAATCGCCAGTTCTGGGTTTAATACTGATGAAAACCTTTCCATACTGAGGAGGAACTAACTCTTCTCCACCAAATACTGAGATTGACTCTGTTTGTGGAAAGATTTTTGATGGAATTAGCGTTTCATAGTCATTTGGAGTCACTGCTCTGTTCTGTGCAGCGTAAACCTTTGGTGCAAACTTACGAATTGAGTCCACAGACTCAATATTTTCTCCTCCAGTTGCAGGAGAGATGGTCGTAATAAGAGAAATTCCTGAAGTTACCGTATATTCTACTGAATTTCTGGTGTAAGTAAGTCTTCCAGAGAAGGTAAATTGATTTGCACCGTTTGCAGTGTCCCCACTTGACGTAATGTAGTTGACTGTAATGAAATTTCCTTCTTCTAATGCCTTTCCAAAGACTCCATCACCAAAGAAAATCTCATATCTTTCATTTTCTATCTCTTGAAGATAGAAAACTTTTGAGTTTGAGTCAATATCAAGTAAATTTTGCTGTAAATTGTACTTAACTTGAGACGTTGACTGCTGATTATTCTTAACAGTAACACTAATTAAGTCGGTATCAATGCCAGAGTTAGGTAAAATGAACTTTTGATTTGGATTTCTTGAACTATAGGTGAAATTTGAGGTTAAAAGTGTTCCCTCATAGACTGGAATATCGTTAAAACTAGCAATTCCATTAAAAACAGGAACTGTAATATCATCTACAATCGAAAAAATCAGAGATTGTCCACCAAAACTGCCTGCAGAGGCAATAACAGGACCTCTTCTAAGCGTAATTGATGCTGGAGTTGGTGTAATATTGTTCGTATTAACGAAAAAACTGATAGTTGCTGAAGCTGCTTTCCTTGAACGTGGCAGATATCCAATATTTCTTGCTAGAGAAACAACATTTTCTCTTAAAGTCGCACTATCAATGAACACTTCATTTGCAACCATGCTTGCATTATATGAAGTGATGTACGTATTGTAAGCCAATACGTCAAGAATCGTTGAAAGATTAGATCCTTCAAAATCGTAGTCAGTAAAATTTGAGTTTGCCTGTAGATAATCTCTCAGGGATTGTTTAACCTGATTGAAATCTAGGTTAGAAAAGTTGACTAGTGGCATTTTTACCTAGTTGGTTGCAAAACAAATTGTAATTCTTGAGCAGGAACATCTGCTCCAATAATTTGATATGTAATATTGACATCAAATGAATTATTATCAAAGTCTGGATATGCATTTACATCGATCAATCTTACTCTTGGTTCATAATTTGTGATTGATTGTCGTATTTCATCAACAATTGCAATTGCAGAAATATTATCAACATTTTCAAATAGAGATTCTGAAATCCTTGATCCAAATCTTTGACTAAAAAATTTCTCTCCAGGAACAGTAAAAACAATGTTGCGAATAGATCTAGCAATTGCATTCTCATTTTTGAGTGCAAGCAGGTCTCTAGTCAGAGGATTCCTCTGAAAAGTCATACTGATATCTTTGAAACCCTGACTTACCCTCTCTAAAGGCATGAAATATTATAATTCTACCTTATTTATTATCCTTTTATTGATCCATAGGTTGGTTCAGTACCATACTCCCAGTCATCATAATCATCATCATTACGAATTTTTTCATGAATTTCATTTTGAATTGCAAAATCGTGCTTTTTAGGTGTTAAATCATCGTGAGCAATCTCACGAAGCATTTTTTGATGTTGATGATTTGCTAGATTGTCTAAGAAATCATGCATTTTTTACTCCTGATTAATTTAATCAGAACTTTTTTCGGGGTTACTATCCCGTTCTTTAGCAGTTTTCCAGAAATACTCATCCTCACGACCCATTCCAAGTCGTTCAAAACCATTCTCAACTTGATAATAACGAGTGGATACCTTGAAGTCAGGCATCTTTGGTTCAACAGGTGTCAAACTATTATCAAAGATACGCATTCTATTATTTGGATAGAGTGCATACTGTCCATTATTCAATTCAATTAGATTGTGAGACTTGTGTTCTGCTGGATTCTCTGAAGTATAGCAATCAATTGCATTAATGTCTTGATGATAATTATCTAAAGTACACACATATGTACCTTTCTGAATACCAAAGTCTCTTGTATATAATTCATAGTCCATACTACCAATAAATTGCTTCTGAACAGCAACTACACCATAATCCATACAGTTCCAGAACTGTAGGTTAGGAAGGTCCATATCAGGGTCTGGAAGCGTCGGAGACGAGAGAAACGCGCTGATAGGTAGTTTATCATACATCGCAGCATATTCTGGTAAATATGTCTCAAAATAAAAAGTGCGTCCAGGAATCGACTTAGCCGATACCCAGACGCCTTTTACGAATTCTCCATGACCACTTTGATGATCAGTTAGATATTCTTTTCGTACCCATACCTCAACTGAAGGTAGGTTACAAATAAGTGCAGACATTAATCAAATGTAACTGTTATTATTTACCCTGCCCACGATATCTTTTCTTACGACCATTACGAGACGTTGCTGACAACAACGTATTTTGCGAGCGTCCTTGACGAGTCTTTTTAGGTTTTCCGGGAGTATAACCCCCACCCTTCATCATACCTTTAGCCATCTTCAATAACCTCCTAGATCAAATAATACGAGTTTTTTCATGACCCACACGAATACGAGGGTCACACCAAATATCAAATCCTTTCTCCTTAGCATCAAGACAGAATGAGACATCCTCACCGCACATGTCCTGAACATTCCCACTCTCAAAGACTTGCATCTTAGGAGCAAACCAAGG